TTGGGTTCAGCAAAAATAGTATTGTCAACCAATGAAATTTCTTTGGTCGCTAAATCGGAGTAGGGCATCGATGTTTGAGATGAACTGTATTGACCCCCAACTTTGTTGAATATTTTAATTTCCCCTACACTTACAACACCATTTTCAGATTGGATAAGTCTACTCAATTCTGAAACTAAAATATCTTCACCCATTTCTCTTATAGTCGGACTAAAGAATGTTGTAACTCTATCAATAATATTTGATATAACCGCCCCTTGATTTTGTGCCGAATCTAACACCGCTTGAACATCAACTGCAAGATCGATAACTTGTGCGTTTCCAATTTGTACGTAATCATTTATCATACGATAATTTGACAAATATTCCGCAAGATTTTGTTTCATGGTTTGTGAAACTTCAGATGTTAAATTTCCTGAAGAATCATACGAAAGAACGTTGATCAAAATTTTGTTATTGTTTTCTGTGATCGATACTTTTGCCGGTGCACCAAATTGACCCGGCATATTTCTAATTATCGCTTCATAATCGTTGATTGTTACCGCACGATTTTGAGCCGAGAAATTATAAGTTACATAATTTCTTACTTCTTCTGTCGATGGATAACCCGCCCCACCGATGGCCGCTGTAACGTTATTACATGCCAATGAATTTATCACAGATGTATTAATGATATCCGACGGTCCGTTTACAAAGAAATCCACAGCACCAATCTGATTGATTACATTTACACCCAAATTAGTACCCAATCCACCACCGATTCTGTATTGAATAAACAAGGTGGTGTTTGCTTTTGGGGTTGATCCCAATGACATCATGTTATTTTGATATCTTTGTATTTTCAATGGAACGTCAAGTGCGGTGAATTCTCTAAGTTGATCTTCCGCGGTATTCGTACCACCACCAAAAGTAATTTTCAAAAATCCTTCAGGAGTGTATTCTGTAATATATCTTTGTTGAGTTTGAATATATCTTCCAACTTTTATCGAAGGATTATCTGAAGGCTTAGTCGGATCTTCAATAAAAACTCTATCATCCGCAAGAGCTGGTACTTCATACCATCTTCCTTGAGGACTTAGAAATTCTTGTGATGTCGGCACATTAGAATACGAGGTACCATCTCTTTGGATAATCGATGTTACACCAAGTACATTTTTTTCAGGTAGGAAGAATTCGAAGAATGGACGAACGTCATTTGGTGTTATAACTCTTTTGAATACTTTTGTAATTCCGTTTACAACAGTTTCTCTTTTCGTAATTGTGTAGTTAATCAAATTACCACTACCATCGAAATTAGGTATTTTTAACCTGTTGGGAAATCCGTCTTGGTTGAATGGTGATGCAAAGTTTACATCATACAAGTTTTCGAAAATTTGACCTGAACCGATCACCTGACTTCCAGCTCGTAAGATACCCAAATATCTTTCATCTTCTTTGTCACCAGATGCCGGTACGGTGATTGAAAAATCAACTAAGGCTATTGATGGTCTTTGTCCTGGTATTTTTAATCCATAAGTTCGAGCAATATTATAGATTGAGGATCTCTGTTGGGCAAACTGTAGAACTGTTTCTTGGATACTTCTATCGATATGGTAGTGTAGGTTGTCAGCAACCGCAGCGTTCAAATCCAAAAATACTGAAAATACTGAGGCGTCATTGAAGTTATCAATTAATTCTGGATAGTATGTTTTTGTATAGTTTACAAGTTCTTGTCGGATTGCCGCAAAATCTCTTACAGTATAGGATATTCTTCTTTCAGCCATAACCTTAAATATTTATAATAACGAAATCTTTTGTGTTGAATACGTCGTTGCTTATCGAATAATCAATTCTTACTGTTGCCGTATATTCACCAACGTCTTGATTGTATCTCCTCTCTGCGGGGTCAATTACACCACCAGCCTCTGTTGCTGTCAATCCTGCAGCCTCGCCTGTAGGTGAGGTGATTGAAATGTTGGTCAGTTGTAATTGTGGCATAAAAAGTTGTACCGAGTCTCTAATTTCAGCTTCGATACTTTGGAATGTGGGACCATCTAATGGTTCAAAAATATACTCCAAAAGTCTTGTTCCGAAATTCGGTAAAAAATATCGTGATCCCTTTCGAGTCAAAAGAAGATGAATAAGGTTACTTCTGATCTCTTCCGCAGGATAGTCAGTAAGATCTAAGTATTTTCCATCAAATGAATCTACGAAAGGGAATGTTAATCCATATGTTTTACCGTTTGCCATATGTGATAAATATATTCGAAAATTTTTTTTAGGATATAAAAAAAACCCACCACGTTAGTGATGGGTTTTTCATTCGTTATGAATGATATTACACTATTATGCCTGACAAGCCACGCATTCAAGGTCATTTAGATTCAACTTCTTTCTTGCGAAAGCTTGAGCCGAATTCATAGAGTGTTGATAGTAAAGTGTTTTGACACCCAACTGCCATGCGTCAATCAGAAGTTTGTTTACATCCTTGGTCGGCATGTCAGGAGAAATCATAAGATTTAAGGACTGAGCCTGATCTATGTAATCTTGACGAATAGCCGCCTGGTTGATAATCGATGATTGATTGATTTCAGCAAAAGTTCTAAAGACATCTTTTTGTTCATCTGTCAAAAATTCTAAATGTTGGACAGATCCATCATACTTTTTGATACTATCCCACACTTCTTTTGTGTCCTTACCAAGTTCAACAAGTAACTTTTTCAGAACAGGGTTCTTGATAGTCACCTTCAATTTAGCAACGTCTTTCACATAAGCATTAGACCAAATAGGTTCAATAGATTGTGAAACTTGCCCCAAAATGAAAGCGGATGATGTGGTGGGTGCAATAGCATTTAGAGTCACATTACGTCTCCCATATCCAATCAAAGTTTCAGGTTCTCCGAACATTTCAGCCAAATTTTCAGATGCTTTGTAAGACTTATCTTTTATAAGTTTGAACACTTCGACATTCAATTTTGCAGTTTGTTTGCTATCGAATGGTAGGTTCTTAGACTGTAGGAAAGAATGCCAACCCAAAACACCAAGACCTAAAGCTCTTTGTCTTTTTGCGAAGTTGTAAGCCTTTTCCAAGTAGAAGAACGCTCTTTGACCTTCTAATGTACCACTGTTACGAATGTCATCAATTTTACTGATAAATTCGGTAACAACAGCATCCAAGAAATAAACCATAGTTTCAACAGCATCTGTATCTTTCCATTGATCATAGTGAAGTAAATTCATTGATGATAAGACACATACAAACGACTCTTCCTCAGAGTTGTGAAGAGCGATTTCAGAACAAAGATTTGAATTGTAAATTTTCATACCCTTATCCTGATAAACTTCGGGTGCCTTGTTATTCATTGTATCAGTGAACATAATATATGGATATCCAATTTCACCTCTACGTTGAATTACTTTAGCCCACACAGCTCTTTTGTCTTCATCACCAGCAATCATCTCTTTCATGAATTTATCAGTAACAGTAACTGCGTGAGTCAAATCTTGAATTGGGAACCCTTCAGTACCAATTTCCAAGAACTCCATAATATCAGGATGTTCTACAGGTAAATAAGGTGAGAATCTTCCTCTACGAGTCGAACCTTGTGAGATGTTATCAACCACACTCTGAAACAAGTTCATAAAGTGTACCGCACCGGGAGCGTGACCGTTATCAGTAATTTTGGCGCCTCTTCCACGAATGTTACCAAAATATCCTGATGTACCACCACCCATTTTACTCATCTCCCCGACTTCAGCCTGAGTGTATAAAATAGATTCGATGTTATCCCCAACGTTTGAACCGAAACAACTTACTGGAAGTCCTCTTTTTTTACCAAAGTTAGCCCATACAGGTGAGGATAGAGAATACCATCCTTTACCCATATAATCATAAAACTTATCAGCAAATCCTTCGATTCCCAATAATTTTTCAGCATGATCTGCAATAACTTTGATTCTTTCCAAAGGTTCTTCACCTTCACTCAAATACCCTCTACGAAGGAAGGTAATTGATTCGTCATTGATCCAGTCAAAAGGTTTTCTATTTTCCATTTTTTATATTAAAATAAGTCGTTTAAAGTAATTGATTTTGATTTTTTGCTATAATTGATACTTCTCTTATTGAAGAAGTCCGTGTGTTTTGTTGTCAAGATTTCATCGTCAAACCATTCAGTCGTTTCCAACAATTTCTTATTAACCTTAAACACATCTTCAATTCCAATAGAATTCAATGATAAGTTGAATCTGTGTTTTATAAACTCCATGGTTTGTTCTTTAGTAAGAAAATC